TCTCGATAATATCCTGCAGGTTATGGCAAAGAAAGCAGGGTTTGATAATGTAACTCAGTTTACGAACTCTTTTCATCCTTACCGTAAGTTTCGTAAAACTTATTGTGAAAACATCGACGGTCGATTGGGATTTACTTGCACGACCACGATCATCTGGGATGGTATGCTTGATGTCGATCACAAAGATGGCAATCCATCACACAACACTGAAGATAACTGTCAGACACTTTGCAAGTGCTGTCATGCATATAAAACAAATGTTGAAAAAGATTACATGTCTCCTGGTCGCAAGGCGCTTGGTATAAAAGGTTGACATTTTTATCGAATCAGCTATGATGAAAAAGTAGTCAGAGAGAGAAAGTGATTCGTTATGCCTCGTGGTGTTCCTAAAGCTGGGTTTCGTAAAACTTCTAAGGTCAAGATTCGCGATATCAGCGAAGTCAACATTCAAAAGATTGTCGAGACTGATGCTGAGATTTCAGAACGCATCCTCGAACGTTTTGATATTCTGGATGAAATGACTCATGCTGCGATCAAGGGTGATATTCGCGCTTTGATCGTATCTGGTCCTGCTGGTCTTGGTAAGTCTTTTACCGTAGAGGAAGCACTCAAAGGATGGGATGCTTCCGAAGAAAATCATACGATTGTTAAGGGTCATCTGAAAGCGCCATCTTTGTATCGCTTGCTCTTTCAACATAAAGATCAAGGCAAAGTTTTGGTTTTCGATGATGCCGATGCTATCTTCTTTGATGATATTTCACTCAATCTTCTTAAAGCTGCTTGTGACAGCAATAAAGTCCGTCGTATTAGTTACATGACGGAAGGTACTCTGATCGATGAAACCGATATGACTGTCATGCCCAAGAGTTTTGAGTTTGAAGGTACTATCATTTTCATTACCAATCTTGACTTTGATGCTATGATTGGCAAAGGCCACAAGTTGGCTCCTCATATGAACGCTATGATTTCTCGTTCGCATTATATCGATCTTACGATGAAGACTAAGCGTGACTATATGATCCGCATCAAGCAAGTCCTTGATAAGGGTATGCTTGATCGTGAAGGTATCGCAAAGGCCGCACAGGTCGATGTTGTGTCTTTCATTGAAACGCATCAAAACACCATGCGTGAACTTTCGCTGCGTATGGTTCTCAAGGTTGCAGGAATCCGCAACATGAACAGCCCCAAGTGGATGTCGATGGCGAAAGTCACCTGCTGCAAATAGTGGTTGACATTTATCGCGAATCTGTTATGATGAAAATATAGACAGTGAGAAAGGTGATTTGATTATGATTAAGAACATTGAAGTTGGTCAAACTTTGCTTTGCAACGTTGATGAGTGGGTTGATGAGAAAACTGGGTATGATATTCCAGGTCCTACTCTTGATAAGAGGGTAACGATTCGCAAGATCGGTGTCGAACATGACGGATACGAGTTTATCCCTATCGTTTGGTTTGAAGAGTTTCCTGGCGACACCGACGATCACGCATTTATTTTGAATGACGAAAACTTTTCATTGACATTTTAAAGCGAATCATTTCGCTTTACATTTATCAAAATGCCATCTTTTCATTGCTCTATATTGACCTTGTTTATTGCAGTGTGGACAAGTAGAGGTGGCATTGTTTCTTTTAGATATATCTTTACCGTTTTCTGATGTGAAAAAAGAAGAGTTTGGCGTTCTCTCTAAACCATATGCTTTTTTAAAACAAAGTTTGTGACCCTTCTCTGAAGGTTTCATTCTTTTTCTACAACCAACGCAATAACAATCTATTTTATTGTGCGCTGGTACTTTGTTGGGTTTCTTCGCATATCCACCTTTGTAAGAACCTAGAATATGAGCCATTTTAGATGCCTCAGAGAGAGTAATCTGGCCAGACAAGGCTAACCAAGCAATCCTATCCTCTTCTTTGCCGTATTCCTCATACAACTTTTTATGCGCTTCCGCGTGTTCTTCAATCGTCAATCTGACAAGATTTGAAGGATCGTCTGTGCCTCCCATATGGCGAGGGACAATGTGATGTGTGTGATAAATAGACATGCTGATGCTCCTGTTTAGCGTTAGAGTCTGTGGGTATGGGGATACCGTGACAGACATTTTATTTATATAAGATTGATTTTTTGGTTGACATTTTTTCTAAAATGTTGTAATAAGAATATATCAACAATGATGTTGTGAAAGGAAATATACTATGGCACATATGATTGAACAACTTTCTGATGGATCTTTTAGTCATGCATACGCTGGCGATCTGCCCTGGCACGGTCTCGGCTTCAAGGTCTCTAATGACCTCACTCCTGAACAGATGATGGAAGCTGCTCGGCTTGACTGGACAGTTGACACTGTTCCTCTTCCTGCAATGTATAACGGTCAGAAGATCAACACTGGTCACTCTGCTCTGATCCGTAGCAGCGATAGCAAGGTGCTTGACGTTATCACGGATGACTGGAATCCACTTCAGAATGTGGAAGCATTTCGCTTCTTCAATGATTTTGTTGGTGCTGGCGATATGTCCATGCACACTGCTGGTTCTCTGATGGACGGCAAGATGGTCTGGGGTCTTGCAAAGATCAACGACTCATTTGAACTGTTTGGTGGAGACAAGGTTGAAGGCTTCCTGCTCTTCAGCAATCCTCATCAGTATGGTAAGTCGATTGACGTTCGTTTTACTCCCATTCGTGTTGTCTGCAATAACACTCTGACACTTGCCCTTGGTGGTAAGGCTTCTAACATGGTGAAGATCAATCACCGCCGTGAGTTTGATCCTGATATGGTCAAGGAAACTCTCGGTATTGCTAGTGATAAGCTTGCTAAGTATAAGGAAATGGCAGCCTTTCTCGGCACCAAGAAGTACAGCAACGAAAACATCGTTGAATACTTCAATCGTATCTTCCCCAAGACCTCTGATAAGAAGAACTCTGCTATTGAGAACGCTGGTCAGTTGCACAGCCGTGCTGCACAGTTTGCGATGGAAGCACTCCATGAACAGCCTGGCGCACAGTTTGCAGAAGGCACTTTCTGGCAAGCCTATAACGCGGTCACTTATCTGACTGACCATGTACTCGGCCGAAGCGCAGATACGCGACTCGCCTCATCTTGGTATGGTGTAAACCAAACTAAGAAAGTCCAAGCGTTGAATCTTGCTGTGGAGATGGCAGAGTTGGTTTGATCCAAAACCAAGTTCCATCTTCTCTATAAGAGCGTCGGTTGCCAGTTCTACTGGCGCTCTTTTTTCTTTTAGTTTCTTCTGAATCTGGACCAGTCTTTAGACCTTTGTTCCAAACTGGATATCCTTTTGCCGCTTTAGCAAATCCACCCAGTTTAGAGTTTTTCTTGTTTGCTTCTTTATTATATGGTCTTGATCCACCACAGAGTGCGTCTTCTTCTATAAGATTTGCCCACTCTTTAGATTCTACTATTGAGTGTTCTCTAGAAAACGCTAGAGCAAACTCTTTAGCATCTTGTTCATTATCAAATGAAAAAACTTCAAGTGTTATAACAGATGCTTTGTGTTTCTTTAGGTGATTACGCCATCTCTTTCCTGATCCTTTATATTCATAAGGATTTGATTGTGATGTTTTACCAAAATATTTTAGTTGACAATGTGTACATTGTTTGATATAAAGATATATATTCATAGCTGATGCTCCTGTTTAGCGTTAGAGTCTGTGGATATTGGAGTATCGCGACAGACACTTCTATTTATACGGAGTTTATAAAAATGACTGATGAAAATATTCCATTGTGGGCCCGCCAGCGAGCAGTTAAAATGCTGAACGACCAGGTTAGCAACAACTGGTACATCATATATGATGACCCAGTGACTGTCCTCGCCCGCACAATCGCAAAGTACGAGCAGCCACCTGTTGATCCTGACGAAGAGGCTTTGAAGCGGATACTTAAGACTGTCGGCGTAGTAAAAGAACACTGTGGTGGAAACTGGATTAGCGCCGTCGCACAATACAAGATGGAGATTGGAAAGTGATTGACAATCTTCGTGTAGTACGCTATTATAAGACTCGATTCGTTTCAACGACTCAAGGTGCTGTAAATCACAAAGAGTATACTGGTCGATTCGATATTCAAACAAAAGTTCTTGTTAACAATGTTATCGATGGTAAGGTTGTTATGACAGAAGAATGGCAATCGATTTCTGCTATCGATATTGAAGGATAAAGTTGATGGCTTACGTCATATATCTAATCGTGTATTCGGTATTTGTTTTCTTGTTGGGTACGTTTGTTGAACGTTGGTCAACTTTTGTATCTATCGATCAATACCGAAATGAAGGATATGACGAAGCCAAAGCGCTCTATGCAGACAATGTTATTGGTAACATTCTAGCTGAATATGAAAATGAAATCATGGTAGTACACACTGATGATAGTGTTGCCCGTTATAGAAAGGTTGAAGTATAATGTCATATAAGACTGTTGAACTATCGTATGAGCAACTTGATCGGAT